CCAATGAATACGGATACTTATTAGGCCAAGCATATAATTACTTATTATGTCGTCGGGTGAATATTGCGCTGCTAAAATGAAAAAAAGGTCTTATCCCACACCCCAATTTTCGGGCCGTCACTCGCAATAGAACTCGCACACGCAAAATTTCAATTTTTCATTCATGCACATCGCAGTGTAACTCTAGGCTAATCCTACCAATTCCCGCGAGCCGCCGCAACGAATCCGCGCGTCCATACTAAGTATATATATAAGAGATTTGCCTAACAGTATAGGAGAGTCTTAAGAGGAGTGTTTAAGTATATAGATTTATATGGCGTTGTTTTAGCCTCGCAGAGCGATAACCCCGGAGGGCTAGTTCTGGAAGCAGAACAGACTCCTGGCAATACATTTATATAATCATTGTTTGGGAAACAAAACCTAGTCGGCTAAAGCCTCCCTTTTGCTAAAGCAAAAGAATGTATCTTATTTTTCTGCGAAAAATTAAAACCATTCTTAAGAGTGTTAAGAAGTAACTTGCTAACTAGATTAAAAATAACTAATCAAGTTATCTCTTAATTCGATTATATCACATTTCAGCCCTCCACGCAAGAGTATTTTTTAACGCTTTATATGCAATACGTTGCGAGCCTATTCACTCCTCAGTATAATGTATTTAAGGAGCAATACTTTCGAGGTAAGCGATTGTCAGTATTCTAATGAAGCGTCAGCTAAGGTTGGTCAGGGATAGGGTTAAGCCTAGCCCTAGAGTCGTTCACGACGCCAATGAGTATTTAATGTCTGATCCGTTTCGCGGAGTCGGCGTCCAAAGCTCCTTTCCTGCCTTTGAAGAAATGATGAACTCTTATTACTCCGGCAAAGGCATTAAGCGTGTTCCTTATGAACGCACTCTCAAGTGGATTGTCAAAGAGTTGGAAGAAGAAGACCCTCCCACGCCTGCGAATCATTGGCGAAAGTCCTAGCGCTTGTGCTTATAGCGACTGCGACGGAGTGATGGAGTATTGGGAGGAGCAGATATTTGAGCATGTCTTCCCAGCGATGGGATGCTCTAAATGCGCGAGCTTCTGGATTTGGGGAGAAGACGCTGGCGAATGGCTTTGCAGCATGAGCCATTACGAGTGGCAGAAACGCGGGAGGGTTAAATGTGTTTCTTGACAGGGATAAGGAGTGGGGGCTGTTAGTAACTCCCTGGCTAGGCTGGGAAGGCGTTGGCATGGACGTAGTAATTAGATTAGTTGACCCAGAGCAAGAGCTGGCAGATTTTTTATTTGAATGCGAAGCGTTTTTTGAAGAGGACGAATGAACTGGAGCCACTTTACAAAAGAAGAGTTTAGCTGCAAATGCGGCTGCGGCGCTAACGAAGTGAAGACCGACTTAATTAACCGCTTGGAAATAGTTCGCCAGATGTACGGCAAGCCGATGCGTATCAACTCAGGGCATCGCTGCAAAAAGTCAAATGGCAACGCTGGTTCTTCCAGCACTAGCTCGCACCTCATAGGCGAAGCGGCTGATATTGGATGCACGAACTCGAAGGACAGAGATGAGCTGGTCGGCTACCTGAGAACGCAGTTTCAAAGGATGGGCATTCATAAGCAGTTTATCCATGTCGATATTTCAGATGACAAAAAAGCATCGCCTGTTATGTGGGTGTATTGATTGCCAAAGCTTAAAGTTGAAGACCCGATTGTAGTCGAGTGGCGAGATGCTGCGGACTTAGGGGATGAATGCTGGACAGATTTAAAGGATGCGTTGAAAGACGCTAAGGATATGCCGGTCAGCACGATTGGCTATTACTTAGGCGAGACAGAGCATAACTTGTGGCTCTTCAGCAATGTAGAGCATCGAGATAAGGCAAATAAAAGTATCACAGGGAGAATGCAGATTCCTTTGGGCTGCATTAAGAAAATAACTAAATTGAGGAAATGAAATGGAGATGCTGACAGGTTTGCTAAACGACAACACAGCAGTCACTTGCGTAGCGTTTATGATCGCATTGGCGAATATGGTAACTGCGGTTATGCCGTCGGTGAAAGGCAATGAAGTGTACGACACTGTGATGCGAGTTTTAAATTGGGCGTCTTTGAACGTCGGCAAGAACAGAAACAGTGATGACCCAGAGCAACCCACTAAGAAATAAATTTGGTTCAATCTGACGCAGAGAGAAAAGCTAAGGGTCGAGCGCGAGCTAAGAAGTGGCGCGAGAAGCACCCTGATAAACAGAAGGCGCGTTGCAGGGAATGGCGTCAGGAAAACCCTGTTGGCGTGATTGCAGATAGGGCAATTAAGAAAGGCTGGAAGTTTGACCTGACAAATGAATGGTATTGGCAGCGAGTCAAAGCTGGAGTTTGCCAGAAAACAGGCTTGCCATTTGCAAATAAGAAAGGCAGGAAAAGTCCTTTCCAGCCGAGCGTAGACAGGATCGACTCAAGCCGAGGGTACACGCAGGATAACTGCCAGGTAGTCTGCTTGATTTTCAACCTTGCTAAAAACAAGTTTGCTGAAAAGGACGTTTATAAATTTGCCAAAGCTTATGTGAAAAACTATGACAACGCTACTATTGACGATTGCAGCAGCATTGGGCGCAGTATGGTACTTCATTCGGATAGGCAAGAACCTGGAAAAAGCGTCAGGGTTAAAAGCCGCGTTAGGCATTCACGGAAAAATTAATCGCGAGAAAGATAAAATTGAGACAGAGCATAGGAAGAACTTGGCGAAAAAGAGCAGGGGTAATCCTCGCGACTTTTTTAATAACTAGCGGCTGCGCGTCACTGCCGGACAGCTTGAACTTAGCTGCTCCGATTAGGCCAGCCGAGCCAAAGCTGGATTTTAAGGACACAGGGCAGCATTGCCTGACGGACAGGGAATTGGATGAGTTATCCACTTACATATTAGGTGTTCGCAAATACGAGGACACGACTGAGGCGATTATTAATAGCGTTAATAATCCTTAGCCTCACGACTTGCGGCAAAGCTGCGGTTGCAAAAGAAGTTTACGAGCAATGGAAAATGGAGAGGCCAGGGTTTGTCGAGCCTCCTATGAAGTACATGATTGGGTGGAACGTCAACGAAGTTCCGAGAAACGTAACGATTTACTACGATTTGGATGGCGACAGGATACCAGAGATAGTGTTCGCGCATCCGATTATAGCTGAGAACCACGCGCCAAAGTGTGATGGCGGGTACAGGGAAGAGGAAGAGTATCACACGCTTCTTTCAACTTGCCCAGCTCCACATGCCGTTGATTACTTTGTAACAAAGCGGTATTCAATGTTTAGGTTGCTGAAGGAAAAAGTGTGGTCAAGAATTTTCAGGATGGTGACGCAAGATGGACGACATGTTGAAAGGTGCGAAACTAATAGAAGAAAAGGTAAAGGCATTACGCCTCGAACCATTGGAGCAATGCGTAGACAAGGCTTCATCCCAAAGTGTGCGTCAGCAGTTGATGACTACCTTCGAGCGGATAGGCGGCGAGAGAGCATTCGCTGAGTTTGTGAAGAAGGACGATAGAAATAAAAGGGAGTTTTATAGTTGGTGGTCGAAACTAGCACCGAAGGAAGAAGGCAACGTCGGAACGCAGATTCAGATTAACGTGATTAACTATAATGGCGAAACTGACAATACCTTACAACTTCCAGCCGCGACAATACCAGATACCACTCTTTAAAGCGTTTGACGCTGGAATTAAAAGAGGCGTGTGTTGCTGGCATAGACGCGCAGGAAAAGATAAATGCGGTCTTAACTTGTTCATCAGAGAAATGTTCAAGCGCAAAGGCCAGTATTACCATTTGTTCCCAACCGCCCGACAGGCTCGCAAAGCTATCTGGGACGGAATTGATAAAGACGGTCTGAAGGTAATGGATCATTTTCCGAAGGAGGTGATCGTATCTAAGAACGAGACTGATATGAAAGTTACTCTTACTAACGGGAGTATCTATCAATTAGTCGGGACGGACATGGGCCTGGATTGGCTGGTCGGCACAAACCCGATTGGCTTACTCTTTAGTGAGTATCCTATCATGTCACCTAAAGCGTGGGATTTTCTAAGACCTATTATCAGGGAGAATGATGGAATAGCGTTGTTTGTATATACGCCGCGTGGTCAGAATCACGGTCATCGTATGTTTGAGATGGCGCAGAATAACGACCAGTGGTTTTGCTCGAAGTTGACGGTGGAAGATACTCGCCGTGACTCAGATGGTGAAGATGGCTCCAGAGTAGTCAGCGCAGATGATTTAGAAGAAGAGCGTCGCGAAGGAATGGATGAACAAATGATCCAGCAGGAATATTACTGCTCGTTCCACGCAGCCATTCCAGGCGCTTATTTTGCTAAAGAAATGACTCGTATGGAAACAGACGGGCGAATTTGCAGAGTGCCGTGGGAGCCAAAGTTAAGGACGAGTACATATTGGGATTTAGGAATAGATGACTCGATGTCAGTGGTCTTCGCTCAACAGCATGGTCAAGAGGTACGCATTATTGACTACTACGAAGCGAGTGGCGAAGGGCTGCCGCACTTTATCAGCGAAGTTAAAAGCAAGCCGTATTCCTACGACAGCCATAACGCCCCGTGGGACATAGAAGTACGGGAGTTAACAACAGGTAAGACTCGTAGGGAAACGGCGCGTAGTTTGGGCATCAATTTTAGAACGGGTAAGAAAGTCAATAAGAAGGAAGAAGCGATTGAGCAGGCAAGGCAGTTGCTTAGTCGTTGCTGGATGGATCGCAGGAAATGCGAAAGATTGATTGCAGCATTAAGAAATTATCACAAAGAGTATGACGACAAGAATCAAGTGTTCAAGGCAAGGCCGGTGCATAATTGGGCGAGTCATGGCGCGGATTCATTTATGGAATTAGCTATGAGCATTCGGCCTGAACAAACAGAACCGTTGCAAGCTCATGCTGTAAACGTAGGAGATATTTGGTAATGGGCGCACCTTCACCACCACCACCACCTCGACCCGCTCCGGCTCCGGCTCCGGCTCCACAGCCAGCTCCAGTAGCGGCTCCAGTAGAGCCAATGGCTCAAAGCACTGAGGAGCGAGAAAAAAGAGCGAGCAACAAACGCTCCGGCAGAAGTTCTTTGATTGTAAATCGCGGAGGAGCGCAAGGATTAGGCGGTGGCGACGACAACGCA